ACCTTCTAGGGGACGTGTTCGTGCAGAACGACCCGCCCTATGTGCCGGGGCTGTACTATGGCGCGGGGGCGACCTCGATCCCGGGGACCATCGAATTGAACGCGATGTGCCTGGCGTGGCACGCGCCGATCGACAAGCGGTTGGGCGCGCGGGTCGATCGCCGGATGAAAATCTATCGGCCGTCAGCCGCACCGCAGACCCAGACCGATGGATCGAAATACTGGGAGTCGACGCTCGACAACGACTGTTCGATGACGCTCTTGGATGGCGAGTATTCGTTCGGCACGCCGGGCGCGAACAATGCCAACTGGATTCCGGCAGGTCTGTCGGCAGTGCACCGTCAAAGCGAGATCACGTTCCAGCCTGGCGTGCCGGGCATGCTCAAGCCGGCCAAGTTCTTTTTCTATGTTCCGCCGTTGCCGGGCTACCAGCCGCGCGAGGGCGATGCGCTGGTCGACGAGAACGGCGCGCGGTACGTGGTCTTTACGCCGATCGAGCAGCAGACCGGCGTGGTCGGCAATCAGTTGCTGTGCGACCGCAAAATCAGCCCACCGGGATAGCGCGCATGGCCTCCTTTTACGCGATCATGGGTGTGTTGCAGCAGCAGATACAGGCGGCGCTGACGACGCCCGCCATCGTGGTCGCTGGCCTGACGGTGGTGCCGGCGACCGGCGTCGGCTGGCCACCGCTCAAGGTGCTGCAGGACGTGGCGCGCGCAGGAACCGCAAATGTGCCGATTTCGATCTATGACCGCAAGATCGGGCGCAACACCACCCGCTGGCTGCCCGAGGTCGTGGCACAGACCATCGTTCCGGCGACGCTGACCACGGCGCTGTCGCGCGCAATTATCCCGCCATTGACCGCAACAACCATCACGCTGGGTGCAACGGTGACGCCTGGCGATGCCGTCTCGGCGCTGCTGTCCTATCCCGGCAAGGGATCGGCGGCGCAGGTGGCGGTGGGCGGGTCGTCCGACACGCCGACCACGCTGGCCGCGGCGCTGGCTGCCCAGATCAACGCCGACACCACGCTGAACACATGGGTTACGGCGACCGCGGCGGGCCCGGTGGTAACGCTGTCGAACATCATGTCGAACGTCACGCTCGGTTTGCAGTCCTACACCGGCAACGGCGGCACCCAGACCATGGAGATCGCGCGGCGCGAGCGCAGCGTCCAGATCACATGCTGGTCGCGCACCCAGCAGATCCGCGAGGGCGTGGTCGACCCGATCAACAACATGATCGCAACCGACGAATTGAATTTCGGCCTGACGATGCCCGACGGCACGGTGGCCCGGCTTTGCTACGTCAACGACTTCGACATTGAGGACGACACGCTGGAGGATGTTTACCGGCACGATTTCATGGTATCGATCGAATATCCGGTCACGGTATTGGATCAGCTTTATGCCGTGCTGGCACCGATCGTCGGCATCACTGTCGAGAATGCGGCTTTAGGGACTTAAACGGGGGTTATCATGGCGCAGATCACCACGGCGGGCACGACGTTCAACCCGGCATCGGCGCAGGCCGACGACCTCTATATTCAGATCCAGAACCCGCCCGGCTTTATCGCGGGCGTTCCGACCGACGTCATCGGCGTGGTCGGCACCGCATCATGGGGACCGGTCAACACCGCGGTGCACATGGGCTCGCCGTTCGATGCCCTGCAGGCGTGGGGGCCGATCTCGGCGGCGTCGCTGACCGATCCCTATGATCTGGCGACCGACCTTGCCATCGCGTTCGGCCAGGCCACCAGCAAGGCGGCGCTCGAGGGCTTTGGCGTCCGCGTCACCGACGGCACCGACACCGCAGCGACCGGCACGATCGCGGGTGCGGCGACATCGGCGTCGATCACGGCGACCAGCGCCTCGCCGGCCGCGGCCGACACCATCGCGGTGACATTCACGTCCTCGGCGCTGACCGGGTCGCCGATCACCGTCAATTATACCGTGCCGGCCAGCCCGTCGCCGACACCCACCAACGTCGCGGCCGCTCTGGTCGCGCTGATCAATGCCAATACCGTGCTCGCCGCTGCCGGCATCTTTGCCACCAGCGCGATCGGCGTGGTCTCGATCTATCAGCCGACGGCGCTCTCGCCGCAGGCTACCGTCAGCAGGGCCGTCACCGGCACCGGCACGCTTACCTTGAGCGCGGGTGCCGCGGTGACCTCCGGTCTGGTGCTGTCCGCGTTCTGGACCGGCGTGCTGGCCAACGGCGGCACCGGCATCAGCGCCACGCTGGCGACCGGCACCGCAGCCAATACCACGACAGTGACGATCGGCTTTCCGGCGCTGGGTGCGGTCGAACTGTTCGCCAATATCCCGAACGCGACATTCTTTTCATCGCTCAAGACCGCGCTTGCCATGGGTATTTCCGGCCAGCGCGGGCCGTCGGCGATCGTGCGCGCGGGGACTGTCAACCCGGCGGTCGGTCTGCCCACCAACGGCACATACACGTTCTCGGGCGGCACCGATGGCCGCTCGGGCGTCGTTACCGCAACGCTGCTTGGCAGCAACAGCGCGGTGCCGCCGACCGGCCTCTATGCGCTCCAGTACCAGACCCCGCAGATCGGCATCGTCTGGATCACCGGCTGCACCGATCCGTCGCTGCCGTCATCGTTCGTCGGCTTTGGCCAGAGCAACGGTTGCGTCTGCCTCGAGGCGTTTCCGGCCGGCACCAGCACGGCGACCGCGCTTTCGTCGGTGTCCACGATCGGCGCACACGACCCATCGTTCGCCTACACCAAGGACTGGATTTACTTTTACGACGCGATCAACGCCGTCACCCGGTTGGTGTCGCCGAACGCCTATATCGGCGGACAGATCGCAACGCTGGGTCCGCAGCAGGGCGCCGGCAATACGCCGGTGCTGCTGTGCGTCGGCACCGAGCGCAACAATCCGATCACCGGCAACAGCCAGCCCTACAGCGAAAGCGAGATCGGGCAATTGGCGTCGGCCGGCGTCATGTTCATCACCAACCCTATTCCGGCAGGCGCCGTGTTCGGCATCCGGCACGGTCAGACCACGTCGCTCAATCCGGTGACGCAGGGCGTCGAATACTGGCGCATGACCGCGTTCCTGACGCGATCGTTCTCGGCGTCGATGGGCCAGTTCGTCGATCAGCTGCAAAGTCAGCAGCCGAACGACCCGTTCCGCAACGCGGTGCGCACGCAACTGAATCTGTTCCTGCAATCGCTCAAGGGCGCGAACGGCACCATCGGCGTGATCGACGACTTTACGGTGGTGTGCTCGTTCTCGGCCACCGGCACGCCAGGCAACGGCATCAACACGACGGCGTCGATCGCCTCGCATTACTGTTTCGCGCTGGTGCGGGTGCGGTATCTGTCGGTGGTGCGGTTCTTCTTCCTGACCTTGCAGGGCGGCACCACGGTGGTGACGGTCGGCGCGTCGGGCGGCCAGTCGCAGGCGCAACAGCAGTAAGGACGGCGATGAACGCAGGCGTCTACCAGATCAGGAACGTGGCGACCGGCCAGATTTATATCGGCCGGGCGTCGAACGTCCCTGCGCGGATCGGACAGCACAAGACCGAACTGCGCTATGGTCGGCACTTCAATCTGCATTTGCAGCGATCGTTTGCAAAGTACGGTGCTGGCGCGTTTACGTTCGAACCGCTGCTGTTCTGCCGGAAAGAGGACGCGCCGTTTTATGAGCATCTGCTGATCAAAGGATTCAGGTCAGACGATCCTGCACGCGGTTTTAACAAGACGCTGGCGACCGAAACGCATCTGACGCACACGCCAGAGGCGCGCGCCAAGATCGCCGAATATAATCGGACGCTCAAGCCGAAGTATGAGCGGACGCCGGAGATCAGGGCAAAGATCGCCGCGTCGTTGACCGGCAAGGTCGGCCCGAATAAGGGAAAGAAGTTCTCAGACGAACATCGCGCCAAACTGGCCGCAGCAAAATTGAAGTCTTGGAGCGAACCGGCATATCGCGAAACGATGCTGGCCAAACTACAAGACACCCACGAGCTACTTCGCGCACGCAAAACAGGGGGCGACCATGGCGATCATTAACGGCACCGGATATAATGTGGGAACTGATGTCAGCGTGGCGGTCGCCGACGATCAGGGCGATGCGTTTCCGATCAACGCGCTCGGCCACATGATGGACTTTGACTCGGACGCCGACGACACCGAGATCAAGATCGTGCCGATCACCAACGGCGGCAAGCCGCTGTTTCAGACGGTATGGGCCGGCGGTCACGGTCGCATCATGTTCACCCGGGTGAACGGCAACCTGCAATCGATGATCATCGAACTGATGGCGGCCTATCACAATCTCGGGCTGATCCCGCAGTTCTCGATTGCCACCGCCATTCTGAACCGGGACAGCACGGTCGACGAATATCTCTATACCGGGGTGCAGTGGAACAAGCCGAAGTTCGGTAACTACAAGGCTTTGAAAGAGGTCGACCAGGCGCTCGACTTCTCGTGGTCGGACTGCGTCAAGACCGGCGGCGCGTCGCTGTTCCTGCCGAACGTCTCGTCGTAAATCTGGCGGCGCCAGCATCACCACCGGCGCCACCATTCCCTTTTTAACCAGCATCGCCGGGAGACGATCACATGGACGCTTTTGTACCCCCCAAGGTAGCGGACGCTGAACTCACGGTGTCAACCACCGCCAAGGGCAACACGCCGACGGCTACGCGCGCGAAAAAGAACGCGCTGATGGAGAAGGCGGTTGCCGATCTGCAGGCCAAGGGTGCCGCGCAGGCGGCTGCACCAAAAGAACCAGACGCGCCTCCGCCCAAACCGCGCGAGCCGGTCGAGACCATCGAGGTCAAACTGCTGGATGGGCGCTTGATCGTATTCGGGCCGCCGTCAGGCGTGTCGCTGACGATGCGGATCGCGACCACCATCCCCGAGGCCACGAACAACATGATCGTGCAATCGCTGGCGCGGGTGTGCATGTCGGTGCGCTCGATCGACGGCCAGGTGCCGCGACCGATCGGCAACATGGTCGATCTGACGCTGATGGCGAACAATCTCGGCGATCAGGGTCTCGACATCCTGAACTACTGGTTCAACGAGCACTGGGGCGACATCAAAATCTCGGAACTGGGGTTGGTAAAAAAAAATCTGCGATGATCCGACGTTTCGGGAGTGCGTCCTTGTCGCAGGCTACGGGCAGCCATGGAACGAAGCCAAGAACATGGACCCGATCGAGCGCAAGGCGTTCCTCTACTGCCGCGCCGAACTTAACCGCGGCACGGTCAACTGGGCGACCGGCGAGGTCTCCTATCCGAAACCGCGGGATTGACGATGCTGACGTTTGCCGAATTCGCCACCCATCTGGAACGCGCCGTCGTCGAGGTACGGCCGGCGCTTGAGATCGGGCTGGCCAGCGTCGGCGAACTGACCAAGACCATGGCGGCGGAATACATCGGCCACGAAATGCCGGAATGGGCGCCGCTGTCGCAGGCTACGATGGACGGCTTTCGGCATCCGGCCGGCTTCTATGTCCCCGGCAAGCGCGAGCTCGGATTCACCGGCCAGGTATCGGCCACCGACCCGCTGTTGCGCACCGGTGGGCTGCGCGACTCGATCGACGATTATGTCGACGGTCTTTCGGTGGTGGTGGGGTCGCCGCTCGACACCGCGCTCTGGCAGGAAATGGGCACCGTCAATCCGGTGACCGGATCTATCCCGCCGCGGCCGTTCCTGGCGCTGGCGATGAATAATTCGCTTGAGCATGCCGAGGATGTGTTCGGCGAGATAGCGGTGCGCGTGCTGGTGCCGGCCGGGAGTGCCGGCCGATGATTACGATTTCCCCGCTCATCGCAAGGTCAAGAGCAGAGGCGTTTAG